TCGCCTAATACACAGGCATTGTCAGATACACAAGCATCGCCTAATACTCGAGCATCGCCTAATACTCGAGCATTGCCAGATACCCAAGCATCGCCAAAAAACCAACAAGCACCCTCATGGGATAAGTTCTCTTCACTTTCCACATATCCGCCCTTGTCGCCTTTCTTCACATCTGCAAAGTCTTTCAACGCTTCTATTCTGTGTAAAGTTGTGCCATTTACCATGATGGTATCATTCTCCAATAGTCTGTATTTCTTTTCCATTGCTGTTACTTGTTTAGTTAATTATTTTCTTTTAATTCAACTTTTTCGTTGAATCCTTCTCCCTCGTTACAATGATAGTTCGCCATCCCAATCTTGATACCGTCGAATACAAATTCTGTCATTCCAAAATGGTCGTTTGCCGTAATGTCTATTACGTCAGCTCCGATATGCTTTAAAGCCTTTGCCACAATGTCAAGATAATACCAACGAAAAGTCGCATTCCCGACCTTTACGATAGCATTTTCATCATGAACTTTCTTACCAGTATGTGTTTCCAACTTGTGTTTTATCACACCATCGCCACCGCACTTCGGACAATCGAAATCATGGTAATACTTATGTAAGTTATCATCTGTATATTCCCATTCTACCTCTCCAGTACCACCACACTCCTTGCAATCCTCCTCGTTTTCGCCCGTTACTACTTCATTGACTAACGGACATGCGTCTAACGCCTGTCTGATAGCCTTATATGTACAAGATAAATGGCATGGTTTTAATACTTCGGGTAGTTTTAGTTTTTCACATCCCTTGATAGGCTCGTAGTGTCTGTTAAGCCTGTCTGGTCTGATTCTGATGATTACATGCTCATCTGTTGCCCAAACTTCATTGTAGACTGGATGGAGAAATGGAACATACGTAAATGCTCTAACGCCATCTTCAGCTGTAAACATTTCTAACAACTCGGTCTCGTTCTTGATTTTATTGTCTTGCATTACTGTTTGTTAGTTTATGAGTTAATAGTCATTTATGTTATCTAACTTCCCATCCTTTCTTCGTTGTTGACTGTTTTGACTTGCGTCTAAATCACATTCTTTAGTATATAACTTTCTGACAACCTCCTTATACGGTTCTTGCTTTAGCGTCACCTGTTGATTGATAAGATTGACATCTTGTGTGCTGTGTCGTGGCATTTTTACACTCACGTTTCCTGCTTGAATATTAATGGCATTGTCAGTAATTTCTATTTCCACTTTCTCATCCGTGGTTTTGTATGGAGAAAAGACGAGCTTTCCTCTTTCTATCAAATCCTTTGCATTAATGTCAAAACCCGTACTTTGCATTTCATTGTCGTTTTGGCTTTTGCAGCCGTTGTCTATTTTGTTTGCGTCCATAGCTTTACTTGTTTTTTTCCTATCTTTTAACTCATTAACATTCTTAGTGGCTGTCGCCAAGCCGTCAATAAAGTCGTCCTTATTGATACCGTATTTCACTGCTCTCTCAGACATTTCTGACAAAAAATACGCTAATGAAGTCATAAATACTGGTAGTCGCATTACTAAGTCATTATCATCAAAAACCCTCATCAAGCTCAAATACAATTTATTAAAGTCTTTAAACTCTTGCATTGTGAATTCCTTATTATTTGTTTCCATTGTCTTGCTTTTGTATGTTGTTTTATCTTACTTATCCCTTTTCTGTTCTTTCAATTTATTAAGACGCTTGGCATTATTCATCACTAAATCAATGAATTTATCCTTACCGATACCGTATGGCTCCATTGTCACAGACACAGCTGACAAGAAATCCGATAATGAACTTGCAATTACTATTAGCTTCACATTTTCGCTGTTGCCCTGCATGGCCTTCGTCAATGCCTCGCGTAAATTTTTGCAGTCTTTTTCGTCCTGCTTTGTAATTTCTATTCCGTTTACTTTCATTGTTTTACCTGTTTTTAATGTTTTCAAATTGTTCTGTTTTCTGCTTCATCACATACAGCTCGTGCGAGAGCTTGTCTCTTTCAGCACGAGCCTTTCCTATCTCCACGTAGCTGAATATCACCGCAGTGGAGACGACAACGAATAATGCGGCAAAGGGATAACGCTTGATGAGCCGCTTGAGGAAGTGTATTGCGTCAACCACAGACAGGCATAGGTTCTTCATCGCCTTGCCAGCATATATACCACACAGCATGAGGTGATTGTTCTCGTACTTGTTCTCGTAAAATGTGATGGTTTTCATAGATTGTATTTTTCTTTCAGTTCGTTGTACTTCTCCTCGTACGAGCATACGCCATACTCTGCGTACAATCTCGCCAAGTCCCTTATCCGTGCCTTTGCCGCCAATTTGCAGTGGCAACGCATCGCCGTTTCCAGGCGATTTATCAGTTCTGCTTCTATTTCTCTCATGATCTGTTTGATTTACCTTGAATGTTTATTTTTCTCACGATTGCGTGCAGTCTGTCGATGGTTCTGTCTCCATATTTTTCGGCAAAAGCTCTGTCGTCAAGATTTGTGGAGAATAGGAGTAGCTTCCCATTCTTCTCTGCTGCATCCACCAGTTCTGCAAAAACAAGCCGTTTATTGCCATAGATATTGGACACTTCCTCTGTCCCCACGTCATCAACGTAGATGATATGTTTCGACATGATGAGATCAGGATTCTTGTTCAGTTCCATTGCCGTGCAAACATTCACGATGCGACCGCAAAAATGGTTAATGAGTATGGGTAGTAAGCGCATGCCGATGAGTGTTTTCCCAACTCCACAATTGCCAGCGAGCATAAGCCCACGTCCTTTGTTGTCTGTCAGCCATTCGGCTATTTTTTCGTACTCTCCACACCATTTCGCTCTTTCTCCGCATAAGTACTTTAGTCCATTCATTAGGTTTTTCCTTGCATCAGTAATGTGTATCTGCACTTTTCGGGGCTGCGGTCGGTAGCCAGTATCTTTGAGCGAGTTCGCTACCTTTGCGAAATCCAACTCTCTACCATTCACTATCATATTTCATGTTATTTAAGTTGATATTGTCTTTCTTGTTTTCTTTTCTCTCATAAAGTCCAGACCAGTTGTTGGCTATACTTTCTTCCACTATTTGCATTGCCAATGGTGGATTGTTTTTGCTAATCTTTTTCAAATGATTGTAGCATATTTGTAGTGATTTTTGCGTCTTGTACATTTTCTTGCATCCCCGCTTAAACTCAAGCCATTTGAAAAAAGCGTCCTTGTATTCGTCCTCCACAAAATCATAAGAAAGAGTCGTTTTTGTGGAAGTGTTTGTCTGCTCTCCTATGTAGAAAGGATAGTTGCATATCTCCACACCTCCTCTTCCCTCTGTCGTACATGCTTTCAACGTTTTTATCTCGGAAAGATATTGAAGCACTTTGCGAGTACTCATGTCGTTGTCAGCAGCCATCTGCCTGATAGTTTTTCTTACCATCCCATTGTCATCGGAAGAGAAAAGCAGATACAAGAAGAATTGTGCCACCCTGTTCGATTTGAATTTTTTATACAAATTTTTCGGTATGTGAATTACCTGCATAGTATCATGGGATGAACCTCTATAGAGTGATCGTTTTTATCAAAATATGGACAATGCAATATAGTGCTTGCCACTTCCCTCTCTTTCGTTTTCTCGCACATTGCTATGATAGGGGCATATATGTCTGACCTCATCAAGTATGCGTGCTTACAATCGTAGCATTTGTTCTTTAGAATATTTTTCTTCTTTCCCATTTTCAAAATAATACATTTGTCAACTGTTTCGTTCTGTTGAACACCGCCCACTTTCCTTTTCCATTTGTATCAACAAGCCTTAAATCCTCCACTTTTCCGAAGCGGTTGATGTTGCTATTCTGCATATTTCCATTTATAGCCATAAGCTGATTTAGTGTTGTCTTTGCAACAGATACAAATTGCAGAATGATTAAACCCTAACTCTCTTTCGATTTCTGCCATTGAAGCAAAAGACCGAATATAAGTACCATCTAAAGTAATTTGGGAAACTCTTTTTCGCTGGGGAGCAATCCTTTTTTCAATGCAGTTTCCGTAATTAGTGTTGTATTTCGCATCGCACCATTCCAAATTAGAAACTTTATTATTCGTCTTATCCTCATCTTTGTGGTTTACTTGTGGCAAGTTATTATGATTTTGTATAAAAGCACTTGCGACTAATCGATGGACAAAGAAACGTTTGGACTTTCCTTTACAATAAAGGCTTACTACCCGATACCCATTTTTCTTCTCACGACAGCCATATTTTATTCTCCCTGTAAATACACGTCCATTTTCCCTACCTTTCACAAAAACTTTTCGTGTAAGACTTCTAACTCTCCCAAGATTACTTACTTGATATAATCCCTCATATCCAGTTATATCTTTCCAAATTTCTGTTTGTTCGGTTGTCATACCTTTATCCCTTTCTCCTCACTTAGTTTTTTCACTAATACAGTGTAGTATTTGATTAACTGTTCCAGCTCAAAAGCCGAATAATGAACCGTGATACCCTTTGCCTTATATTCCAAGTAGTCCACATTCTTCTCGCTAATTTTCTTGATAAGATTTTGGCGATACATCTGAATGTTTCCTTGATTGAAAATATTGCAAGCGACACATTGCGCATTACAATTCATTTCGTCAAAGCGTGTAGATAGATACCTCCTGCTCATGTAATGCCCATTCTGAATTTCTTTCCAGTAATGAATCCTACCGCATGATATGCACCTGCAATATCCGTTTGTATCACTATCTCTCAACCTGATATACAGACTGAATACCTTATCCAGCTTCTTTATCAATGTTGCTTTACTTGTCTGTCGCTTTTTCGGTTTATCTGATTTCTTCTTTTTGATATAATACATTTTTTATGTTTGTTTTAGTGGATAGGGCAGGACTCGAACCTGCATTTACGTCTAAATCAATTTGCAAGATTTTCATTGGAGGAATCGAACCTATTTAGCCCATGCATTGACTACCATTCTCTGCGCTGCGCATTACCAATATGCTAAATTACTTCTCTCTCAAACTGTGCGTCTACCAATTCCGCCACCTATCCGAGTGTGGGGACGCTTCCCCACTTAAACAATTATTAAACATTGCTATGACACCCTCACGGGCTTATCTGTTATCACCATCACCAGAAATCATACCTCGTTTCTGACGTGAGGTGAGTTTTCTTATGTTCATTTCACCTATAATTTCAAGATTGAACCCTAAGTCATTAGCGAGCGTGGCGCAATACCAAAGCACGTCTCCTATCTCCTTTGCAATCTCATGTTTCTTGTCATCTGTGAAATTACAATCATTATCACGGATAACTTTCTTTACTTTATCACTGCATTCTCCAGCTTCACCAGTAATACCAAGTGCAGGATATATAATTTTGTACTCTTTTGGGTACACCGCTGTTTTAAGAGCAGCTTCCTGATATTCGTTTAATGTCATTACTATAAGTATTTTTCGTTCTTCTTTATTTCTACCTCCATGAGTTGAATTGAATAGTAGTCATCTACGTTAGGTATATAGATGCTTGCTTGTATAGAACACCAGTTGCGCCACCTATCAATAGCCAAACTCATTTCAGTCACGTCCAAATCTGCGCTACTTCTCAGATACTTCACCTTACCAAGAAACCTATCCTCCTTTTCCCTTATGAATAAGTCTGGGTTTACAAGTTTCTTAAAGTATTGTGCCTTTGCCCAATCCAAAGTACAACCATATTGGCTGGCAAAATAAGATATAGCCAAGTGACAGTAGGCATTTTGGCTCAAGCTGCGCCTTGGCTTCTTCTCTGCCAGCTCAACGATTTTCCCACTCTCTGCCAACTTCTTTGCACGAAGCATGAAGTTGGCTTTGTCGAGTGGATTCGATGTGTCGTACAGTGCCATGGTTAGAATGGCATGTCAGAAGGAGGAAAACCTGCACTTGCAGGTTGGTCAAGCGTTGTCTGTGGTTGCTGTGCGTACTGCTGTTTAGGTCTTACCTCTACGTCGTAAGGACGGACGTTAATGCTGTATCGTGTCTGTCCTGTCTGGTCTTTGTACTCGCTTCCTTGTATGTCAAACGACACCGTTACCACATCACCAACGTGAACATTGTCAAGTACTGACGCACGCTTTTCCATGAACTCGAACAACAGTTTGTTTTCGAACTGCGAACGCTGTCCCGTATAGGGGTCAAAAGTGGTTGCGTCTACGAAAAGTGATCGCTTGGTGTATGTTTTCCCACTCTTACTTTGTATTTGCTGTGGCTGCCCAACTGCGAGCACCACGCCTGTCTTTGTATTTGCTGCCATAATTTATCTGATTTGTAATTTTTCTGGATATTTTGTTTCTTTGATACATGCTGCATAAACTTCGGGATATTTCTTTTCCAATTTTTTTTTATCAATGCTTTTCTTCGTATATGCCGCCTTGCGTGAAAGTGTAATGTATTGTCCTTTATAGCTCTTTACGTCATTCTCTTGCATGAGCTTCAAAAGCCCTTCCGACAATTGCTTTTTCTTCTCGTTGAGTTCTTTTAACTGCGTTACGAGCGTATGAACAGAGTACTCGGCATTCTTTATCGCAACAGGCACATCTGCCTCTGGCTTTGCAAGCGGATTGACGAACTCCCTGCCATCAACCTCGCATTGCAAAAGGTCTTTGATGATTTCTGTGTCAATACGTTTCACCTCCGCATACTCAGATTTGTCACCACGAAGCCAAATGACAAACAGTTTGTCTGCTTTTAAGCTGGGGTTCTGCATCTCAAACAGATAAGCATAAATGGACAATTGCCACGATACATACTCTTTGTCCAATACCGATGTCGTCTTAATGTCTGCAAGGATGATTTCCTCCTTGTTATTTGTTAATACGAGGTCGATACCGCTTGCAAAATGTTCTTTGTCTGTTACGATGTACTCGTTTGCCACGGTGGTGAGATTGTTCTCCTTTTTGATGCGTTGATAGCTTTTCAGTTCATCACTCATCTCTGCAGGGGGGAAACCACCGTCAAGTAGTTCTATGCTCTCATGAATAAGAGTGCCATTAGATGCTGCACGGTCTAATATCCACTGTGGGATGCCTTGGTACTTATCAGTGAAAACAAGTTTTTTCAAAAAGCCTGTTATTCCGCTCAATTCCTCAACTCCTATAAAGTAGCGGTGCTGCTCTTGGTCAAGGCGCACACCGCTGTCTTGTAATGTTATCATTTCTCCTTTGATTTTAATTCGTTTTTCTTACTTGTTAATGCAGACACGAATTGCTTGTTGCTCTGCCAGTGTGTGCACTCGTTCCATATCTGTGTCAACTCTGCTACAGTTGTGGCTACCTTGATATTAGCAATAACCGCTTCCAGATTAGGATCTATCGGTTGTTGTGTAGGTTGTGTATATTCGGCACTTGTATTTAGCGCATCTGGGTCTTTCGTGTCGTCGATGCAGAATAGTCCGTTGAGCGCATATTTTCGTGCGTACGAGCTTGCAGAGCCTGTTATCTGTGCCTCGTCCATGCCTTTCTTTGACAATGCCTCACGTGCGAAAGCTGTTGTTGTTTCCGTCTCTCCCTTTTCATTACGTATTGTGGCGGTAGCTTTGATATAATAGCGTTCGCCAATGAGTACGATGTCATCGTTGATGGTGAGTGTACATTTAGATTCATTAAGCAAAGGCTTGAGAGCTTCTAATATTTTCTCTGCACTACGATACATATATCCACCGTAAAGATTTTTCAGTGTCTTAGGAACACTCAACTTCGCTTGTATCTCATTAAGTTCTTTCATATCTTAGTCCTCCTTTGTTGTGTTTATTATTCTGTTGAGCCTGTATGTGGCTAATGCCTTTTGTATCTCTGTCTTGCTGTATACCATTGGAGAATTTATGGCTGCACTTGTATGTCTTGCGTGTATGTAGCCGTTCTTTTCCAACAGCGTAAAAGTCTTGTATTCAATGTGTCTGAATTTCAACCATTTTTTTACTTCCGACTTTTTCAGTTTGTCTTGCGGTGGGTCGTAATCCGCAACAGCAGCGTTATAGCCTACCCTTGTAAAATCGGCTACCAGCGAGCCAATCTCGCTGAAAGAAATATTGATGTTCATAATTTCAGTACCTTTGGAAAATTGTGATATACCCCTCTTTCTCTGTCGTTGAGGTAGCGTATTTGTTGTTCATCGGATCTGTGCGCTCCACTTCGTTGCGCCTTGAGCATTCCACCTGCACAGAAAACTTCTTATACAAGTTCAATGGTACGTGCAGTTTGTTTCCAGCCCCGATGTGCTTAAATAGACCCCGTATTGAATACTCTCTTAGCTTTAGTGTTCTTTCTTTCATTCTTCAATATATTTTTGCATAAATTCAACCATGTTCATTAACTCTGTCTCTGTTCTGAAGCAGGCGTTCTCATCTCTTATCATGCTATGCATTTCTTGTGGATCGTACTTTCCGAGATATAGCACTTCTATGCTCCCATCATTGAAAACGTCCACCGTGATTCTGTCAATCGTGAATTGTACTACCTTTCCATTGTCGTTGATAGTCCACACTTGCTCACCAACCTTGTATTTTGTTTGTATGTCCATAACTTTAATTATTGATTTCTTTTATCATTCTTATACACTCTCTTACTGCCACATAGCAAACCCATACTGTTGCTATCAATAGCAAAATTTGAAATACTGTCATGTCTTTTAATTTTTAATAGTTAAGTACCGCCATGCTAATTCGATTCAGCTGCATCACGCTTCAATGACGGTTATATTGATAAGACTTTAGCGAAGAATAGATGCCTTACTTCTATTCACTCAATGCGTGAAGACACTCGCACTGTCAGTCTTTTTATTTCGCAGTAAGTCCAGCGCATAGGGGTCATGGATTGTTCGTCTCGCCCTTTCGCTTTCTTACATTTTCTTTGTTTCAATAAGTCAAAAAACGCTTTGTATGGTTGCACCCTGTCAATTCGATTGCAGTGCCATGTTGCAGCACGCAGGGCGCACAATTTTTCTACAGCCTTGGGTAGAACTGACTTTCCAGGCTTTCGTACATAGCCAAGTCGTCTTTATAGGCTTGTATTCTTTCTTCTCTTGCTTCTACCACAACATAATAAAGGTCATCTGGCAAGTGTTCTGCAATGTATTGCGATAGCCTTGGACTTTCATGATAATCATCTTCGTGATTGATGATTATCTCTCTATAGTTGCTTGTCAAGTTGTAGTACACTTCTATCAAGCAACCGCCTATTTGCTTTGTGAATGCAATCGTGTTGTCTATATCTTCTGTTTCTGCAATCTCTCTCGCAGCCTCATTGATGCTTGCGGATATTTCTTCTTTCGTCAACATAGTAGTAAGTGTTAAAGGGTTATGCTATTCTTATCAAATTAGCTTTCTTGAAACATCGATACTCTGACTTTTCTGTGTCGAAGTACACTTGTACGCTGTCGTTGCGCTTTCTGTCATCACCTTTTGTTTCGGGTATCAATTCTGTTTTTAGTGTGCCGTATGCCTCTCTTATCTCACCGTTTACCTTTTGAAAGTAGAACTTCACGATACGCTTGTTCAATGCAGCACGCAGCTTGATGTTCGCCCAAGCGCATTTCAGTGCCTCGCTCATCGTGTAGCCGTTTCTCTTTACAAATTGCCATGCAAGGCTCATCACGTTTCTCCATTCGTTTCTAAATGTTGTTGCCATAGTCGTATGTTTTTTAATTGTTTTCTTTTGCGATTCAGATAAATTATTTATCTTTGTCGCAGTACTTAATTGATTACACTTGCAAAGATACTACATCAAGTAGTACAGTGCAAATATTTAGACTACTAAATGTAGTATTTAACACATATTTAACACGGCTAAAGATACATTAAGAATTGCACCTTATATAAATAAAATGATGAGTAAGATAAATATTAGTATGGCGTTGAGTGTTGTTGCATTTGCTGTGAGTTTGGTGTGCGCAATACTCTATTCAAAGCCTGTCAAAAGCGTGGAGGTAATCATTTCTGCGTTTTCTGTGCTTGTAACGGTACTGATAGGGTGGAATATCTACACTGTAGTAGACTTTGACAAGAAAACGAACTCAATGGAAATAAAGATTCGTTCTGTAATTGAGAGAATGAATAAAGAAATGAAGCACACAGTGAGGGCTTACACTTTATTTCTGTCTGCTGGAAATGGCTACTCTATGGGAAATATAGAAATAGCTATTGACAATTATATAAGTGCAATAGAGGAATCCATAAAGGGGAATGAAAGAGAGCCAATCAACCTATCCTTGCACGAACTCTCCGATATGAGTGCCTTCTATTCAAGCAGGAATATTGTCCCAAAAATAAAAAAGGAAGAAAAGGCAAGATACATCAGCACCTTATATCGATTAAATCATGATGAGTATCATTCTTATGATATTGACAAGATAATTGCAATGATTGACAGTGCTGGTTAGAGAAAATGTGATTTCTTCCTTATATCCTCTAAACAAAAATAGAAACCAAATGAAAAGCCACCCAACACGAGACAAGTTATCCCATCATACAAATAAGAGATAGGAAATGGAAGTAACAACCATAGCACCACAGACGTTCCACCGATAAAAGTAAGAGCAAGCTCTGGAACAAAATAAAGAAGAGAAATTAACAATATGCAAAGTGCGTAAAGTTCGTCCTCGCCTTTCGTTCTGTTGTAAACCCAAAGAACCCAAATAACAGATGCGATAGACGTTGATAAAAATACCACAACGGTAAAAATAATTTGATTCAACATAGAATAAAATATGAAGATGAAAGAATTTTACGGAAATTGCGCCCAAGCTGTAAAACAGCTAAATGAATCGGGAAGCATAAATAAAAAGGACTGCCTATCCATGAGCAAAGAAGCAAGCATTTCTGTCGGAACAGTGAAAGAAATCGATCAAGATGCTTCGTCGGGTGCGTCCGTCGAGTTCTCCGTTCCTGTTGTCTTTCCTGTGTCCAAGTAGTCGTTACGGTGCTGGTGCAGCCACTTTTGAGTGTCCTCGTTGATGACGTCAAAATGCTTGTTTGAATAATAGCCGATTCCGCATGGTTCATTGTCGGTTTTTCGCAACGTCCATAACAAGTGCCTGAACCACAGAAGCCGCTCTGTATTGGCAAAAATGAGATTTACAAGTTCTTTCATAACAAAATATATTTAAGCGTTCTTTGACTTACTTACAAACAACCGTCTATGCTTATGTTATAATAAGCAGCTTCATCCACGATTTACTTTATTTTATCTCTATATTTAATTATAGTTTGAAAAGTGAATGAAAACCCAATCGTGAAAACGTATGCTTTCCGCCATTCTTCCACAAACACAACCTTTCGGCATAAGCACCTGTCGTTACGGTCAAAACGGAGCAGGATTTTGCGAGTGTGGGTATATTCACATTGAGAGAGCAGTTTTATATATCGTTGATAAGACGAAAAGGACTGCACGGATTGAACCTTTATGTCGTTTGAGGTTGGTTGTATAAAACAAAAAACCTCCGCAAGTGGTCAAGCCTTGCAGAGGTGAGTTATCTAAATTTCGTATGAAAAGAAAATTTAGCAATGCCAGTCGCATCTCTTGACCAAATGCGATGCAAAGATACTACAATATGTAGTACTTACAAATAAAAGTGTATTATTTAACAAAATTTAATTATATGGAAAGAGTTGACAGATTGCAAAAAGCGTTTGAATACCTTAGGTACAAGGGTATTGCAAACACACAGGTAGATGTTGCTAATAAAATGGGGAGACAAAGAACTAATGTCTCAAGTGCGTTTAATGGTAAAGAAAGGTATCTTACAGATAGTTTTCTAAAAGAATTTTGTGATACGTTTGGTGTGTTTTCTTTTGACTGGCTTCTCACAGGAGAGGGGAATATGCTCAAGGATGAACCACATGTGTCAGAGGTTACCGAAGTTAAATCCCTAAGTAACCTAAAAAGTAAAGAAGTGAAAAAAGATGAGCAGATGGTGAACTTGTATGACTTCGAAGCGTCCGCTGGACTAAGAAGTCTATTGGACAACAATCATGCGAACGTCATTGATTCCATACGCATACCGAATCTCCCGAAGTGTGACGGGGCAATACATATCGTGGGGGATTCCATGTATCCGTTGCTCAAGTCTGGTGATATCGTGCTATACAAAGAAATGCCTGTGGACATGCAGCACCTGTTCTATGGTGAAATGTATCTCATTTCATACCTCATAGAAGGGGATGCTTACGTTGTGGTCAAATACATCAACAGATCACCTCAAGGAGAGCCTTATGTCACGCTTGTGTCGCAAAATCCACATCATGCCGACAGGGACATTGACTTCCGTACCGTCAACGCTCTCGCTCTTGTCAAGGCATCCATCCGCATCAACTGCATGATGTAGAAAATAGCATATATTATCTAAAAAAGGACTGAATTTAATTATTGAATAGTTATAACGTATTTGTAAACAGGAACTTATCGCATTTCCGCTTTT